TCGGCTCGCGGTGCAGCTCGGATCGAGCCACCACGGCGATCACGAGGTGCGGCGGGGGGCGGCGATGCTCGGCGAAACCGTCGCTCCCGAAGGTAAGGGCAGAGACCGCGACTATGGTTCCGAGCTCGGGAACAAACTCGTCTATCAGATGCGAGAGGCCCAGTCCGCCCAGAACGCGCTTCGCGTCGGTCGGGACGGGCATGGATCGGTCTTCGTCTTCGATACCTGCGCGTTCCCCGACTGGATCCCCGTCGAAGAGGGCGTCGCCGACGTGTCGACATGGTCCGAAGCCGAGCAGTCGATTCGAGAGGCATGGGGCGAGTTCAGCGCTGCTGAACGAGAGGAGGGCGTGACCACCGCTGCCGTCAGCGAGGCGGCGGGCACCGCCGTGGGGGAGCGTCACACCCGTACCTGTTTGGACCGGCTGGCCTCGCGGGGGTACCTTGAAAAACACGACGACCCCGACGATGGCCGGCGTGTGCTGTGGGTCGATACCGGGCTGGCGGCCGTCGGCGAACAGCAGGCCGCCGAGATCGACCTCCCCGAGATTGAGGTCGAACCGTATGGTGAAGATGAGGAGAACGGAGGTAATAGTCTATACGTGAATTCTCCGCAACTCCGTCTTCACCACACCGATACGTCCGGGCAGTCCATCGAAGAAATGTCGGTCAACTCGGGTGAAGCGAAAACCCCACCGGATCGTGGGGTTAGTGACCCCGGAGGGCCACGGTGATGATGCGAGAAAATTGGGTGGTGTACTGCGAACACTGTAATCGGATAGTCAGTATAGGAGATGCTGTTAAAAAATACGGCAAGCGGTTCCATCCCGAGTGCGCGCCATGACCCGCGGCCTTGCCGTGGACATCGAGACGGTGCCCACAACCGATGGTGTCGACTTCGACGACCCGACGGCATGGGAGATCTTCGCGATCGCGGTGGGCTTTCGCTCGGGGCACGCCTCACCCGTCCAGTCGACGGTGTTCGTCCGCGAGGGCGACACCCGCCGCGACGAGCGCAAGCTGCTCGCCCAGCTGACCAACTGGATGCGCGACCACGACCCGCTTGACGTCGTTCTGACCTACAACGGCGACGAGTTCGACCTCCCGATCATCGCCGAACGCGCCGACGCGGTGATGCGCTCGGACGTCTATCACGAGGGGACGCTCTCGTTCGCGCTCTACGACGCGCTTGACGTGCCCCATCGCGACCTATTCGTGGAGGCCCGAGAGGGCATACCGGACGACGAGAAGTGGCCGACGCTTGACGAGGCGCTGACCGAGCGCGGCATCCGGACGAGCGTGCCGAAACTCGACGGCGAGCGGGTCGTCGGGGCGGAGATGCCCGACCTCGGCCGGTCGGTCCTTGACGGCTCGATCACGACGGAAGAACGCGAGGTGGTGATCCAATACGCCGAAAGCGACGTCCGGCCGTTGTTTGAGCTGGCCGATGCACTCGATCGAGAGCGTCGATCGGGGGCCGAAGCCGACGCGGTAACGGACGGTGGTCGAAAATGACCGAGACAGTCCTCTACGCGACGAACGAATCGTGTAGCGACGTTTACCACCTTATCGACGAGGGTAAACCGAAGTGTCGGATGGTCCGGCGGAAGGGTCGCGAGTGGCGCGAGAAACCCCGCGAAACCGCCGAGCAGTCCCGTCGGGTGTGCAAGACGTGCCGGGATGGCCGGCCGTCGAAGGGCGACGGCGCGGCCGTGCAGTCAAAACCGCTTGAAGCGAAGTGTCCGTTCTGTGGCGCGACGGTGAGCCACCTGCCGGTGCATCTGCCGTGTGATGGGGCGGCCGGCGCTGCGGAGGTGTCAAGCGATGGTTGATTCGGACGATGATCCTTCGATAGAGACTGAAAGCGATGGAGAGACTGTCTACGCGACGCCTAAGGAAGAGCGAGGAACCATCACGTTCGGGTCTGTGGAGAAGTTTGACAAACCGTACAAAGATAAAGACTGGTTGTTTCATCAGTATGTTATCGCGAAAAAGACCCAAGCCGAAATAGCGGACGAAACGGGTGTTGTTGACACTACAATTAGCAGTTGGCTAGATAAGCATGATATCCCGTCCCGGTCTATGTCAGAAGCACGCCGACTAGTTGCGCATGGCACAAGCCGTCCGTGGGAAAACGACGAGTGGTTGCAGACCGAGTATATTGAGAAGAATAAAAGCCAGTCCCAGATTGCCAATGAATGTGGTGTTTCTAAACACACGATCCATAATGCGATTAGCGAATCTGATGTGGTTCAATCTCAGCCGATTGGTGCGAAACGTCATAGGCATTCGATAGCACCGAAACTGAAGGATCATGAATGGTTGGAGAGGGAGTATGTAGAAAAAGAGCGGTCGACGTATGATATTGCGGATGAACTAGATATTGAAAGTGGGACGGTCGCGAAAGAACTCGAAGCTTCTGGGATAGGAACACGCTCTCGTGGTGAAGCCAGTTCTATCCGATGGAAAAAGAGAAATTCTTCTTCTCGGTCGGCGGTACCGACTCCATCCGAAGGTGGCGATGGTGTGGAAGAATCAGAGCGGACGGCGGTTTCAAGAAACGGTTCTTCTTATAACGGCCCCAGCACCGGCATAGACCTATCTTGGTCTGACAGCTCCGATGTGGATAGGACAGAATGGGTACCGTATCGAAGCTCGGAGTGGCTCCGTTGGCAATACTGTGATTTGGAGAATGATCGTTATAGAATGGCCGAGATTTGTGGTGTGGATGAAAGCACCATTAGGAATTGGATGAGCCGTTACGATATTAGCTGTTTTGGGGGTGATTCTAATGATTGATACATCCGGTTACGAGAGTCTACAGTGCCTTGACCTTTTCGCTGGCCTCGGAGGCTTCAGTGCCGCGTTCGCCGAGGCCGACGGCTGGGATGTCGTGACCGTCGACATCGACGAGCTGTACCCGTCCATTCCGGAGGCCGACCTGTGACCCGAACGTGCGCCATCTGCGGCGACCTAACCGACCACCCCGAGTTCTGGGGCCGCGTGACCTGCGTCGTCTGTGGTAGTCAGCCGGTCGTCTTCAAGGCCAGTTGCGACACCTGCAGCTGGTCGACGACTGTCGAGGAGACCGAACGCACTCGTGGACGAGCGAAACAGACGGCCCAACGAGAGGCCAACAGCCACGAGAAACGCGAAGCAATCATCGGCGACGGGTCCGACGAGCACTCAACGGCGGTGCGGGAGGTCGACGCGGTGACCGACGGAGGCCAGCGATGACCCCCGGCGATAACACGCCGATAACGGGCGGCCGCGGCTTCGCCATTGCCGAGTGTCCGCGGTGTGACGGTGCTGGCAAGATCTCGACCTACGACCCGCCACGATTCGAGGGGGCGCGACTCCCCCACGCCGTCGAAGTCCCGTGCCCGACCTGCGCTGCCCGAATGTGGGTTGACGACGACTGGAAGTGTGAGATCTGCGGGACGACGCGGCCGTTCGACGGCGACACCCTCCACGATCGGATCGTCGACGGTGACGTGTACCCTCCCAGTGCCGGCAAGCCGGGGGTGCTGCGCGGCGAGTGTCCGGTCTGTGGCGAGGGGACGAGCGTGGTCGGCGATTCGGACGGTGCGCTCGTATGCGAATCGTGCGGGGAGTTCTACGCCTATCAGTACAGCGACGAGTGGTACGCCTACGCCGAATGGGTGGGCGACGGTCCGGCCGTCGTCAATCCGCGGGAGGTGTTGGACGATGGGTGACTCGGGTGGTAATTCGTCAATGACCGATGTCACGACGTGCCCGGAGTGTTCAAGCTACGATACCGAGTGTGTCCACACCGACTTTTGGGACAGCGAAATCCTGCGCGTGATGGTCTGTAACGACTGCCCAACTGAATGGTCGCTGTTCTACGCCAACCCGATAGTGAGGGATGTCAACCGCTATGACTGACCACTCCCCCACCCACCGAACCCGGACCTGCGACGAGCACGGCCCGCGCCGCGACGACGACCTGCCGGACTGTTTCGGATGCGCGCTCGCGACCGGACTCCGCGAGGCGGAGCAGCGACTCGCGGCCGTCGAAGCACGACTCGACGAACTGGAGGCCGAGACATGACCGACGGCGATAACCTCTCGACAGAGACCGACTGTCAGTCAAAGACGACCATGCTTCGTGCCGAGCGCCACGATACAATCCACATCTACGGTCTTGGTGAGGTGAACGTGGTCCGACGGACACAGCCATACTTCGGCCCGAAGCTACTGCTCCACGATGAAAAACGTAACCAGAACTGGCTCCTGACAGCGCCGGGGCCACACTCCGACCTCCAACTCTGGCAGCCGCGAATGGGCGACGAAGGGCGCGTCGGGTGGGAGAAATTTGAGACTGTAACCGCGCGAATCGAATCGGTCGATCAGTACCGCATTTGCGAGTGTGGAGAACCGATCAAGACGCTGGAGCATGAGCGAAAGGCAGCGATGGAGGTGGCCGGACATGGCTGATACGTGCAATTACGAGTTCGAACAGTGGCTCAAAGTGGAGCTCGACGACCTCGCCCACCACCACATATTCACGTGCGATCGGCAGGGCGATCTATCACGTGCGCGCCGCGACGGCCGTCGCGAGACGCTTGTCGAAGTCGCCGAACGCATCGGACTCGATTACGAGCACGACCCGAAAACGTGCGAGGAGTGCGCTGCCGAGCGCGAGATGATGGAGGAGCGGGGGCACTGGTCCGACGAGGAGATCGAGGAGAGCCTGGAGGTCCACGGTGTCTGATACGTCCGGTCGCGCTTTGGACCACTGCCCGCTGTGCGGCATCGGGATGATCTCCGTCAAGACGCCGGGGATCATCGATCCGTGGGGTAAGGGGCGGTTGTCGTTGATGGTCAACCCCTGCACGTGCGTGGTGCCGATCGAGTTGTTCCGTAACGCACGCCACTGGCTCGAAGTGGTGTCACACAGCAATCAGATCGGTATCAAGAGTGGCATTGAGATCCGGCTCGAATCCAGCGGCGAGGGGCTGGGCACACCCGGCGAGTTCGATCAAGTGGCGATGTACGACTCCACCCGCCCTCCGAGAGATGAGATATTCCGGTACGATCTTGACGATGTCTACCGGCCGGAGGCGGCTCATGCCGACTGACGACCCCCGCGACCGCGGCCGTGCGGTCCCGCTTGACGACGAACTCGAGGCGCTCGGTCCGGTCCGCAGCTCGACGGTCGCGGTCTATGCACTCCTCCGAAACTGCGGGCCGATGACCCGCGCCGAGATGGACCAGTCTCTTGTCGGAATTTCGCTGTCGATGATCGACAAGTCGATGATGACCCTCCGCGAGAAGGGCTTGTTGGCCGAGACGGACTACGAGGGTCCCGATACCGACCCGGATTACGACGGTCCTGAAGCCAACCGACAGTACTTCATCGACCCGCGCGAATTGACGTTCTTGTGACACGCTCCTTTCCACACGTTGAAAGATTCGTCAGTTTAAAACGGCTGTCCGCCCCCATTTAGAGCAACCACCCGAATCACGAGGCCGGCAGCCCATCACCCGATCGACTTGCCGGGATGACGTCGTGTGGTGGCCGGCCCGTGCGGCGCGAGCCGCCCACGCCGCACCGTCTCTCCTTCGCAACCCATCAACCATTAGTCATGAGTCTCGCCCAAACCCCTCACGCGCCGGTTATCGACGGCGACGACAACGAGTACGAGATCTGCCAGTGTGAGTTCTGCAGTGGCCACTACCCCTATCGGAAAGGACTCTCGCGGACGTACTGCCGGTGGCGGTGTTACGGCCGCGATGTCGCGACGGACCTGCTCAACACCCTCCGGGGCGACCACCGGTACTGCTCGTCGTGCTTTCGCAAACTCAAGGACATCGACCCGCCGAAGCCGGACACAGCCGCGCAGTCGGTGTGGGCGAAGGTGTCGGCGGGCACTCCGGAGTTCGGCCACTATCACTCGGATATCTGCGTTGGCGGGCGGACGGGCCGCGAACACGCCCGGCCGGGGTACGACTGGGGCGTCGGCGAGCAGTTCGCGCTCGCGGACCCGGTGGAGGGGGAGTGGTCGGCCGAACCCATCGGCGAGAAATCGACGAAGGTCTGCGAGTGCGGGGTCACCCATCACGCGACGATCGACTACCTCGTGAGTGACCTCTCGAAGGACGAGGCGATCGCCCGCACCGAGCGGCTGGCCGACGCGCTTGCGGCCCTCGCGGCCGAGGACAAACACGACAAGGCGTTCGACCGCGACGCGCTGTTCGATTTCGTCCGCAGGGCCAAATCCGAACCGAGACTACAGGGCCGCGATCGGCGGGTGTTTCGCAACGCCCTCGCGCTCGGAATCATTGAAGCCGCCACGTCATGAGCTCCCCGTCGCGTCACGAGCACGTCCAACAGCAGTGCGAGCTGTGCCCGACCACTTTCATCGCTGAAACGCTCCCCGGAGCCATCCGCAAACGACAGGCCCACCTCCGCGAAGCGCACCCGAAGCAAGCCTACCGACGGTAGATGACGGCGCGCACGCCGGCTTTTCTCCGGAGGCCGCCCGATGCCACAGTGATGCCACGCAACGAGCAGCGACAGATCCTCCCCACCACGTCGCTGTCGACGGTTGCCCATCCGCGGCCACGCGGGCCGGGTTCGGCCGCGCCTCGGCAACGCAACGCTATCCACCGGCGAGGGCTTGTCACACCCTCGGACTCGCCCCCGGCCCGCACTCGCGCTTTCGACTGATACACGACGGATTCAACCCCATGAATGGCCCCCAAAAAAGAACCTTCCAACGGCGCGCCGACCCGCGAACTCATGGAGTGGGTCGCAGCACTCACCATCGTCGTCGCGCTCGTCCTCGTCGCCGCCCAGTCGTTCGGTTTCGCCGAGATCAACGATAACAGAGTCCGCACGGTCTTCGCTGTGGGGATCATCCTCTTCGGCGGTCCGAAGGCGATCCGTGCGGTCGCGGAGGCGATTGCGGAGTTTCTCAAATAACGACCAATCCATGTCGATGCTAAACAATACGCCAACGCCGGAGTCGATTCTCACCCCGGCGGTCCAGCGATGGTTGCCCGTGGGCTGGCAAGTCGGCGGGACGGCGATCACGGTGGCTGGATACGCGGCAGGGAACCTCACCATCAGCGATGTCGCGATCCACATCGGCGTGCTGTCGGCGCTGAGCGGCCTCTATCTGGCGTACATCACGCCGGACGAGTTGAGCGGCCGCGATATGGTGACGATGACCCTCTACTTTCTCTACGGCGCTGGCCTTTTGTTCGCGGTCGCGCCGCCGATACTCATGCTGGCGGCCGCCGAAACCACGCTTGAAATCATCGGAATGTCGGCGCTCGGGCTGGTCCCGGCGGTGGTCTGGTTCCTGTACGTGCGGTATATCGCCGACGAGATAACTGACAACTCCAACCCATCATGAACCGACGACAGTTCGACCGGCTCGTCCAGCTCGTGATCGCCCTCGCCACCCTCGCCGTCCTCGCGTTTTTCGTCTGGGACGGCGGCCTCTCGGCGGCCGAGGCCGTCCCGGTGATCGTGACGGTCCTCGGCGCGTTTGAGATCGGCCGGCGGCAGGAGTACGAGCGCTAGCGATAGCGACTCAACCATGCCCGACGAACTCGTCCCTGACGACGAAGAACAGATCCACGCACTCGTTCAGGCCGCTCGGGACACAGGCGCGGCGGTCTACCACGTCGACGCCAAGCGAAGCGACGAGTTCCTTGACGTGCGGATCAAAGCCGAATACGAGCGCGACGAGTAGCGCGACGCGGTTGATACCCTTCGACAACTCACATGCAACCAGTCAACAACTGGCAGGACGCGTTCGGCAACCAGTTGGCCCGGACGACCCAGAACAACGCCGACCTCGCGTCCCATTACCGCTTCAACCCCGAGCGGTACCGCTTCTACCGCAACGGGTCGCGCGAACTGCTACAGTACGAGGACATCGCCAGCTACGCGTACTTCGACGACCAGCGGAGCGGCGACGAGGACGCGTTCGTCCTCCAACCCGACGGTGGCGACACATTATTATTCAAGACCGCCGAACGCTTCAGGTACACCGTCAACTTCGTCTCCGAGATGTCGGTGGCGCTGGGGATCAACCAACAACTCGCCGGCGACGATCGTGTGACGCTCGGCTTGGACACCAGTCCCGACGGCGACCTCGCCGACGGGTACTATCTCGAACATCGCGGCGATCACGCCCCCGATGAGGTCGACGTCTACGAGAAGCGAGGGGGGGCGGTCATCGACGAGAAGCACACGGTCGACGTCATCCGCGCGCTCACCACGTTCCAGCGGTGGGTGCTCAATTACAACTGGTACAACGTCGGCGAGGCGACCTGGACGGAAACGTGGACGGGCGACCGAACCAATCAGGTCAACCGCGAGGTGGCGACGCTCTCCGCCGAGCCGAGCGACGCGAACACGGGCTTGGGCGGACGCGGCCCGATCTCGGGCAACGGCCATATCGCGATCGAGGTCGCGGCCGACGCGAACACGTCCGATCTGGAGGTCCACGCGGGCTCGATGTCGTTCACGACGCTCGGGGATGTCGACAGCGTCGTCCGGGCGAAGGGCTCGGAGGCCGGGCCGTTCTCCCCCGCTCAGACGGGCGACTGGGAGGCGCTGTTCGCGCTTCGCCGTCGGCCCGCCGACCACAACGTCTCGGTCGAACTTCGCAACATCGACTTGACCGCCGGGGCTGCCACGGCCGTCGCTATCGCCTGCGACCCGACAAACGTCCGCGACGATACCGGGTCGCAACTGACCGATGCCGACTTTGCCGCGCCGGAGGCCCAAAACGCCAGCAACTCGGCCGTCGAGGTCTCGACCGCGGCCGACCAGTTCCCGGCCGCCGACGGTACGGTCACGGACACGGCCGCCGACCCCGGTGGCTATCAGATCGGGTACGACCAGACCCGAGATTCGGGCGTCGGGGCCTCGGCGGGGACTCGCTCGGGAGAGATCCGCGCCAAACACGCGATTTTGGACGGCGACATCTGCGTTGTCGTGGCCAAACCCCAGGACCTCACCGATATCTACACCCACTACGTCGTGGGGCAGGATTGGTGAGGGTGCGGTTGCGGTGTCGGGCAGTACTCAAGCGCCCGTTCGGTCAGGCCGACGGCCGGGTTCAACGACCGGCGCGGGCAGTACTACGATTATGAGTGACGAACAAGAACAGTGCGGAGCGATCAAGGGTAACGGCGAGCCCTGCGACTATGAACCCAAGTACGCCGATGGGAAGTGCGGCCACCACTCCTCAGAAACAGAGAAGGGGCGACCGACGAAGTTCAACGACGACCGCGCACACCTCGCCATTGAGGCCGCCCTTGATGGAAAGAGCGAAGCCGGCTGTGAACGTGCGGCAGGCATCGGTCAGGGAACGCTCGCCGGAGAGGGCGCATGGCTCGATCAGGGCCATATGTACGAGACTGAGAGCGGCCTGCTGGCGAATTTTTCCCAAGCCTTCGCGCAAGCGCGCGCGGAGGGCGAGGACGGTTGGATCGACGAGGGGCGCGGCAAGGACGGCAATTCGCCGTTCGCCAAGTTCATGTTGGCTTCGTCATACGACTACAAGAAAACCGAGCAGCGAGAGCACAACGTCGACATGGATGCCGACCACACGTTCGATGCCGCGGAGGGGGTGTCTGCGACCTTCGTTACGTACAGCGCGGTCGACGGCGACGCGCCCGAGGAGGACGCCGATGTCGAGGACTGACGCCGCCGAGGACCGGCGGCCGCTACTCCCCCGACCGCAGTTCACCGCTCACGACAAGCAAGCCGAAGCGATCCGGTCGGACGCGCGGTATCGGACACTCAAGTGGGGCCGCCGTGCCGGCAAGAACGTCACGGCGGTGATGGATATAATCGAAATCGGTCGCGCGCCGTGGACGCGGCCGTGGGGGGCCGACGACCCTCGCCGGACCGAAATCTGGTGGGTGGCCCGATCCTACGACCAGGCGCGCAAGCACGGCTTCGAGCCGATGAAAAACGCGCTCCCGGACTCGTGGATCGACGGCAAACCCACCGAGTCCGAACCCTATGCGATCGACCTCGTGAACGGCGTCCGGTACGAGTTCCGGACCTACGACTACCCCGAAACGCTCCAGGGAGCGGGGATCGACCACCACGTCATCGACGAAGCGGACTACATGGCGGATGCGATTTGGTTCGACGACCTCGATCCGATGTTGCTCGATACGCGCGGTAGCGTGATGTTCATCTCGAAGCCCCGCCGTCCGCGGTCGTACTTCCAGACGTTTTTCGACCGGGGCGAATCAAGCGACTTCCCGGATCACTTCTCGTCGCACGCCACGAGCGCGGACAACCCGTTCATCGCCGAGAACCCCGAAGACAAGCGCGGGACGGTCCCCGAGTACAAGTTCCAACAGCAGTACTTGGCCGATCTCCCCGACGCGGGCGGGCAGGTGTTCTCCGATTTGGACGAGGACCTGTTCACGGCCGAGTACTCGCTCGCGGGGATGGTCAACGAGGGCGTCGGCGAAGCAAAACGCAACCCGGGGGAGTGCACTCCGCCGTTTTCGGTTGGCGTGGACTTCGCCCGCCACCGCGACTACCGCGTGACGATCGCACTCGACGCGGCGGGTAACCTCTCGTATTTCAGCCGCGACCAAAACGAAGGGTGGGACACGATCCAGTCGGACATCGAGGACGTCCACGCCACCTATCCGGGCGTCGTGGTGCCGGACGCCTCGCGGGATAACAAGATCATCCCCGACCTCGCGAAAGAGGGTGTCTCGATCAACCCCACGAAGTTCCGGCCGAAAACAAAGCGGGCGCTGATCGACGACCTCGCAACCCGGATCGAGACCGGGGAGCTATCCGCTCCCGACAGCCCGAAACTCGATCAGTTGGCGCTCGAACTCCGCCAGATGGAGCGCGAGGTGTCCGACGGCGGCTACACACGGTATCATGCGCCTGATTCGGGATACGACGATTGCGTCGACAGCCTCGCGTTGGCCGCCTCGGAACTCGATCATATCGCCACGATCCGTCGCCGTCGCGAGCGTCGTGGTGACGATGACGACAGCACCAGCGGCGTCGACTTCCTGTAATACCATGAGCAACGACGATACCGACGACGCCGACGACGAGAACCGCGAGAAACGAAACATCGTCGGCGGCATCCCCGCCGTCAAGCGGGTCAAAGCGACGGTCGAAGACGACGAGGACGGCCGGACGGAGGACGATGACGAGTAACGAGCCGCCGAAAATATGGGTCGACCAGTACGACCTCAATCTCGGCGTGCAAGGCGGGGATGGCGATACGTTGGACGACGTTCGCGCCCACTTCGACGAACTGCTCGCTGAAGCGGTTGAGCGCGACCCCAAACTCGGCGAAGTCGTCGACGACAAACGTGGGGTGCAGTGATACTGATGACCAACGACGACACCGAAGTGTTCATCGGCGAGGCCGCGGGCGGCGGCACGCACAAGGCCGCCATGCAGAAGGCCGCCGAGACGACCCAACTCGCCGACCGTCACGCCGGCACGACCATCGGCGACGGGATCGAGCCGCCCTACCCACCCCATCGCCTTGCGGCCCTTCAAGAACTGAACGGAACTCATCAGGTCGCCGTCGGAAAAAAGGCCAAGCGCGAGGTGGGCTTCGGTTTCGAGGTCGTGCCCCACGAGCGCGCCGACGACCCGGCGGACGCGGAACGCGACGAGGCCGAGGCGTTCTGGTTCGGTCGCGAGAGCGTTTGGAAAATCGGTCCCCGCGGGACGACGGCCGCCTCGCCGACGGAGGTGTTCGAGCTGGCGCGCCAGGACTGGCACGGCATCGGGTGGCTGTGCATCGAGTGCATCTACGGCGCAGACGACAGCCTCCACGGGCTCGCCCACGTCCCGGCCGACGAAGTCCGCGTCCGCAAAGCCGACACCGCGGGTAGTCAAGTGCGGGCCGGCCATGGCTACGTCCAAGAGAACGACGGCGAGACGGTCTACTACGGCGAGGCCGGCGATCGACGTCCCGGCGAGAACGAGGCCGCGACGTACGTCGACCAAGGGAACGGTACGATCCACGACTCGCTCGACGACGTCGCCGAACCGGCGAACGAACTGATTTTCATCCCCAACCCTTCGCCCCTCTCGAAGTACTACGGCATCCCCGACTGGGTGGCCGCCATCCAGACGATGGTCGCCGACCAGGAAGCCAAGCGATTCAACCGCGAGTTCTTCGAGTGGGACGCGATGGGGCAGTACTTCGTCATCGTGGAGAACGGCAAGCTTGACGACAGTTCTCGAGAGACGGTTCGCGAGATGGTCCAGGGGATGCGCGAGAAGGAGGGTCGACGCGTCGCGACGCTCGAAACCGAGAAACTCGTCGAGGATGAGATTGGCGACGATGCCCCGAACGTGAACATCCGCATTGAGCAGATCCAGCAACACAGCGACGAGGACATGGCCTTCTCGGAGTTTCGGATGCTCAACGAGAAGGAAGTCGCCAAAGTCCATGAGCTCCCGCCGCAGTTGATCGGCCGGTTGGAGTCCTCGAATCGCGGTAACGCGAAGGAGATGGTCCGGGACTTCGTGGAGTCGTATATCAAACCCAACCAGGAGACGTTCGCCGGGCGGCTGTACCGCATCATCCATCAGCAACTCCTCGGGGTCGACGACTGGATACTTTCGTTCCATACCCACGGAGGGGAGGACGAGAAACGGCAGGCCGAGATCGCCGCGACGAAAATCCAGCGTGCCGGGCCGGCGCTCACGGTCGACGAAGTCCGCGAGATGGTCGGCGAAGAACCGCTCGAAGGCCCGGTCGGCGGGATGTTGCTCGCCGAACTCGGCGGTGGCGGTGCTGGCACTGGCGGTGGTGGTGGCGGCGACAGCATCCAGCAGGCGATCGAGCAAGCCGTCGACGAGCGCGTGGCCGACCGACTTGACGACCGCGAAACCCAGCAGCTCATCGACGCGGGGGCGGCCGCGCGTGCCGATGCCAGGGCCGACTAAACATGACGAGATTGTTCCCACCCAGCGACCGCGGCGAACTCATCGAATCCTCGCTCGAATCGGCGTGGGATGCGGAGATAGACCGAGACGACATCGACCCGTGGGACATGACGCCGAAGAACATCGAGCGCATGGTCGAACTCGCCGAGCGGGAACTGTCGATCACTGACCCGGACCAAATCCGCGCGTTCGATTATGAGGATGCGTTTCGGAAGATCCTCAACGACGGCCGTTTGATGCGGGAAGTCGTCGACGGATGACCGCCACCCTCTCGAAGACCGCCGAGCGCCGTCTCCTCGCCAAACAAGAGTGGGACCTCGCGCCGGAGGCCGAACGTGCACTCACGGAGTTCACCGAGAACTGGAACGACGCCCTTGACCCGCTCCGCGATGACCTCGTGGCGGCGCTCGAAGCCGGCGAGTTCGACCCGTCGGCGCTCGACACCCTCCGTGTCGACGTCGAACGCACGACGCGCAACTACACGTCGGATCTGCAGGAGGTCTACCGAGTCGGCACCGAACAGGGGGCACACGCCGGCCGGGCGATCGCCGCCCGCCAGCACCAGCTCGACGTGGCGTTCGATGTGGTGCCTCAGGACGTGCTCGAGGAGTTCGCCGAGTGGTCCGACGAGATCGTGGACTCGGAGGTGATCGAGACGATCACCGAGGACGTGACGAACTACGTCCGCGGCGCGCAGGAGCAAGGGCTGAGCATCGACGACATCGCCGACGGGATCAACGAGGACGTTTTTGACAACAGGCTACAAGATCATGTGGCCACCAGAAATGCAAGAACGGCAACCATTTCATCAAGCAACGCGGGCAAGGATTCCACCTACCGTGATGGCGAAGGCGTCGTCGGTACGGAGTGGTTGACGGGACCGCGCACCAGCCCGAACGCCCCGCGTCCATCGCACGCGAACGCCAGCGGGCAGATCGTCGGCACCGAGACCAAGTTCATCGTCGGCTCGTCGACCGCCCGCTATCCTGGCGATCCGACACTCCCCGTCGACGAAATCGTGAACTGTCGGTGTACCAGCATCCCTGTGTTCGCTGACCAACTGACCGACGACGAACTGTCGATCCTTGAGTCCGGCGGCCGGATCGGAGCTTGACCCCTAATCCATCATGACCGACGACGAAAGCAACACCGACGCGGAGCGCCGGTTCTCGAAACGGGTCTCGGTCAAGGCGACCGACGACGACGAGCGAATCTCGACCGGACTCGTCTTGACCGTCAACGAACTCGACCGCCAGCTCGACTTTCTCGACGCCGACGGTGTGGCGGCGATGTTCAATCCCGACCCCGATGACGGAGTGATGCACGCGGTCCACCCCAGCGATCACTCCGAACTCGTCCGCAACGAAGTGCTGGACGAATCGGAGACCATCGACGGCGTGACGTTCGACGCCGGCGACTGGGTGATCCGGCGACAGTACGAGAACGCGGATCGATGGGCGCTCGTCAAGAACGGCACGCTCTCGGCGTACTCGATCGGCGGCGTCGTCACCGACGAAACGGCGTTCGAGTCGGTCGATGCCCTCCCCGACGCCGTCGTAGTCCCCGACGAGGTCGACCCCGAGACGATCCCCGAGAAGTACCACCCGCCGACGAAGGTCACGAACGGCGCGGTCGATGAAATCAGCGATGTCGACGTCGGGGCCGTCGTGAGCGCCGACCACGCGACGGTCAAATCGCTCGGTGGGGTGGGGAAGAACGTCCTCTCCGAGACGGACGGCCGCGAGGAGTTCGTCGAACTCATGCAGGCGCGCGGGGCGACCGAGGAGGGCGCCGTCGAACTGTACGAGTACATGACCGACGCTGCGGACGACACCGGCAAGAAAGATAACATCATGAGCGATGACGACGCGACCGACGACAGCACCGACCTCGAAGACGTCGACGACGCCACGCTGGGCAAGCGCCTCAAACGCTTGCTCCTCGGCGTAGACGGCGCCGAGAAAGACGACTCCACCGGTCCCGATGACGGCGACGACGCCCTTGAGATGCCCGAGGTCCCCGGTGGCGCGGTCTCGAAGGCGCTCCACATCGCCAAGGAGGGCCGGACGCTCAACGAGAGCAACCAGCGCGACTTGATGGCTGCTCACGACGCCATCGAGTCGGCACTCACCTCCGAGGTCGACTTCGCGCAGAATCGTTTCACGGACGACTCCGGCGTCGATTTCTCGGTCGACGAATACGGCACCGACAAAGCGGTCGACGCCGATGCCGCCGACGCCGTCGAGAAATCCTTCGACGCGGTGTTGAAGGAACTCACCGACGCGCAAGTCGCGCTGGTCGGCGAGGCCATCCGGCAGTTCGTCGACGCACAGGGCGAGGCCGACGTGAGCGTGCTGCGCGAGTGGCTGTGGAACCACCGCGACGAGGGCACCCTCGATCCGGACATCCTCACGGCGCTCGATGTCGCGTTGGACGACTTCTACGACGAACAGCACCCGAGCAACCAGCAGGTGACCGGCACTTTCGCCGACTGGGTGAGCGAGCAGGCGAGCGGTGCGGATGTCGAACTCGCGGTTGATGCGGCTGCGGACGAGGAGGCGACTGCGAATGCCGATGCCGATGCGGACACGGAGAAAACTGACATGACTGACGACGACACCACGGACGACACCACGGACGAGACGAACAGCACCGAGAAAGACGAGCCGCCCGCGTGGGCGGCGGACATGATCGAGACGGTGGACGACCTCGGCAAGCGCGTCGAGGACGTCGAGCAGGAGGTCGGCGTTGAGAAGTCCATCGAGGACGCCCCCGAGTGGGCGCAGACCCTCTCGGCGAAGGTGGACGACCTCGACGAGCGCCTCGACACCGTGTCGAAGGCGACCGCCGACACCACGCAGGCTGGCGGCGGCGAGGCGACGGGCGACGAGGACGCGGATGCGACGTGGACAGACAAAAACTCGCCCTTTGCGGCCGGAGGTAGCTAATGAGCACCAACACTTCCAGCATCGACGGCGCTCGTGCGGAGAACAACGTGGCGATGCAGAAAGCGACGGCGGCGGACTTCTCGCAGGGAGCACTCCTCTCGCCCGAGCAGTTCAGGGACTTCATGCGGGACGCCCAAGAGAGTCCGCGCGTTCTGGGCGACGCGCGGGAGTTCACGCCCGAGGCACCGTCGGGCGAGATGCCGCGTCTCGACATCCCGCCGCGGCAGTTGGTCGACGTC